CGGGTTATCTTACTTTAAAGACACCGCGCTTTTTGCTAATGAAATGAATATCAAAAATCATCTTCCTCCAAGAATGCAATACGACTTTTATCGTAACATCATCACGCCTAAAAAGAGGTTTTCGAAGTGGGGTAAAAAAGCAAAATCGTCTGAAGACATAAAGGCGATTCAAGAGTATTATGATTATTCGCAGGAAAAGGCTGAATCAGTTTACCCTCTTTTTACAAAGGCAAACATAAAACAACTACACCACACACTTGACAAAGGAGGAAGATAACGCGTAAGTTGCGATTTGTATAAATAATCCTTTACAATGGAATAAATTATGCAATCACAAACATCAATTGAATGGACACCTTCAGATATGTTGGAGGTATTACTAAATGAACCCGACGACTTCCTTAAGGTTAAGGAAACTCTTACTCGTATAGGAGTAGCTTCGAAAAAAGATCACAACACGTTATTTCAAAGTTGTCACATACTCCATAAACAGGGTAGATATTTCATCGTTCACTTTAAAGAACTCTTTATGCTTGATGGTAAACCTTCTAATTTTACAGAAGATGATATTGGACGTCGAAACACTATTGCAACGCTTTTATCTGATTGGGGCTTACTTACTATTGTAGACGAATTCCAAGCTGAAACGAAAACATCTTTAAGACAAATAAAAATAATTTCTCACCGCGATAAAAGGGAATGGAATCTTGAATCAAAATATTCCATTGGAAACATAAAGAAATAGTATAAATAAACTTTTAAGGTAACACGCTGTTACTTTAAATGAGATGCCTTCGGGGTCTCACAACACATAACCTGCCTAACGGAGGAAAACAAATGACAAATACATACACATGGCCAGGCCAATCCTGGACAATCGGTTTCGATTCTATTTTTGATAGAATCGAAAAACTACAATCACAACAACAAGGTTATCCACCTCATAATGTTGTGAATCACGGCGAAGACAAATACGAAATTGCTCTTGCCGTCGCAGGCTTCAACGAAAAAGATTTATTCGTTGAACAAGAAGAAAACGTTCTTACGATCGCATCTAAAGATGTAGATCTGAACGGTGATAAAGAATACATTCACAAAGGTATTGCGACACGCAAATTCAAAAGAAAATTCACACTAAGTGAATATGTTGAAGTTGAATCTGTTGCACTTGTAGATGGTATTCTATCTGTCTATCTGGCAAAAAATATTCCAGAAGAAAAGAAGCCTAAAAGTTTCACGATTGGATCTGAGACACCTCAGTTCCTTTCTGAATAAAAGCCTAAATCGTTAGGTGAATAAATAGACTAAGCACGAGAGTAATTCATACTCTCGTGCTTTTTAACAAACAAAAACAAATATGAATAAAAAAACAATAATTAAATACATCGTAGGTGCAGTAGTACTTTACGTTGCATACTCATTCTTCTTCGGTGCTAAAGCCGAAGCCCAAGAAGTCGCAAAGACTTGGGAGGTTCAAAGCGAAGTGGGCCAATACGAAAAACGTATTGACACTGGTGCTTACACCGGAGATGATGCCGCATACGTGAAACTAAGCACAGACTTAGGCGTTATTGGAGGTCTCTCACTTGTTGGTGATCTTGAGTACGTTAACACTGATGACTATCAGGTTTATGCAACTGTTGGCACTGAACTTAACACCTTTATTGGTGTGCTTGGTGTTTATGGCGAATATTCAACTGTTGAAGCTGGAGACGGCTTGTTTGAAGTTGGAGCAGCGTATGGTCTAAACCTATTTGGTTTGGATGCAGTAGTTGCCGCATCAGCAAATGAAGATAGTGAATATAGCGCAGAGCTCTCAACTGAGTATGCTCTTTATTCTAATGAGGCCTTTGCGCTTTCCATTGGAGCAGCGTATGGTCAAACGTTTGAAACACAATTTGATTATGATTACACGCTTGGATTTGCTCGTGTTTCTACGACAGGTCCAGTATCAGTATTCGTAACTGTTAACTATCTTAACAGTGATACCGTTAATGGTACAAATGGAGTTTGGGAAGCTACTACCGATTTTGGTGTAGCATTCAGCTTCTAAAGAAATATTCCTGAGTAAGAATTTAAACTGCTCTTTTTTTATAAATAGATATATGCAATCGTTTAGTGAGTACTTAGTTGAAGTAAAAGGCAAAAAGCTTTTTATCGATGTTTGGCATGGAACAAAAAAGCCATTTGATCTTCCATTTAAAGAAACACTACAAGGGAAAAAAGGAGTTGGTAATGATGAAGGATTTGCTGGTAAAGGATTTTATTTTTACGCACAAGAAAAATATGTAAAATACGCAGCTCCAGCTGGAGCCGTTAAAAGAAAATTTAAAATAGAACTAAAAAATGCGTATCCTTTAGATGAAGATGATATCTTCTCAAAAGATACAGATTTGCCATACGCCAAATATAGAGATCAAGAAACTCTTCGTTTACTAAAAGAAGGATATGACGGTTCTTATAGAACGATTGGTGGTAAGATTGAAGAAGTGTGTGTGTTTTCCTTTAAGAAAAAAGGATTTGACGGCAATAAGAAGATTAAAACTATAGAAGGAGAAGATTGGGAAAAAATATAGTGTACATACCGTAAATCTTATGGTATAATTATATTATGATTTTAACCGGATTTTACACCAGTGTCGAGCGATTAAGTAACAAACTTCTATATCGAGGTTACGATGACGAGGGAAAAAAGATAACTCATCGTATTGCGTACAAGCCTACGCTTTATCTTAAGTCGCAAAAAACAGTTACAGATTGGAAAGCCCTCGATGGCACACCAGTCGAGCCTTTACAGTTTGGCTCAATGAAAGAAGTCAAGGAATTTGAAAAGTCCTACAAAGGTGTTCCTGACTTTTGCCTTTATGGTAATACTCGTCACATCCCCGCCTTTATTCAGAATCAGTTTCCTAATGAAATCGTTTACCATCGCGACATGGTTGACGTTGCTTCTTTAGATATTGAAACATCTTATGGTGATGGCTTTCCTGAGGTAGACAATCCTGTCAATCAGATTCTTACGATTGCGTACAAAAGTTCAAAGGATGACACTTATCGTGTTTGGGGTATGAAACCTTATGATGAAGCAATCACTTCACTTAAGCACTTAAAAATCGAGTATCGTCAGTTCACTGAAGAATCTTCAATGCTTTCTGCATTCATCGACTATTGGGCAGAACCAGACAATACTCCTGATATCATCACTGGTTGGAATACTCGGTTTTTCGATATTCCTTACATGGTAGCTCGAATGGCGTTCTTACTTGGCGAAGAAAAGGTTCGTAATCTTTCACCTTGGCGCAAGATTGAACGTAAGGAAATCTTTATCAAAGGTCGTCAGCAGATCACCTTTGACATTATGGGCATCCAACACCTTGACTATATGGAACTCTTTAAAAAGTTTGCGTATACATATGGTAATCAGGAATCGTATTCATTGAATCATATTTCAAGTGTAGTACTTGGCGAAAAGAAACTTGACTATTCTGAGGTTGGTACACTTCGTGACTTGTATGATGCAGACTTTCAAATGTTTGTTGACTACAACATCAAAGACGTTGAACTTATCGAACGTATGGAAGAAAAGCTTGGTCTTATCACGTTGGTATTGACTATGGCTTATCTTGGTGGTGTAAATTATCAGGACACTCTTGGTACAACCGCGATATGGGACTCTATTATTTTCCGTCGCCTAGCACGTTCAAAGATCACAGTTCTTCCAAGTACGCCAAAAGAAACCGAACAGTTTCCTGGTGGCTATGTAAAAGATCCACATGTAGGTATGCATGATTGGGTAATGTCTTTTGACTTAAACTCGCTTTATCCTAATCTGATTGTTCAATACAACATGTCGCCTGAAACTTTGATTGGTGTTACTAACGCCGATGGTGCAACTGCGTCTAATGGTGCAGTATTTCGTAAAGACAAGAAAGGTATTATTCCTGAAATCGTCGAAGAATTGTATGCTAAACGTGTTACGATCAAAGGTGACATGCTTCAAGCAAAAACCAAACTTGAAACTATTTCAAAACGTCAACGCAACGAGTACGCTCAAACCTCAGGCCAAGTGGCTCGTCTTGAAACACTTCAAACGGCGATTAAGATTCTCCTTAATAGTCTATATGGCGCAATGGGCAACAAGTACTTTCGTTACTTCGATCTCCGCATCGCTTCTGCAATCACTTTAACAGGCCAAGAGGTTATCAAATACGCTGAAACAAGTGTCAACAATTACCTTGACGACTTCCTTGGCGAATCTAAAGATCGTGTTATTGCGATGGATACTGACTCTCTTTACATTGGCGTAAAAGATGTTGTTGATAAATTCAAGCCAAATAATCCTGTATCATTCCTTGACGAATTCGGTTCTAAAGCAATTGAACCTATGTTGGAAAAAGCCTTTGATCAGTTTGCAGAACGTACTAAAGCCTATTCAAATCGCATGGTCATGAAACGTGAAGCCATCGCTGATCGTGGTATTTGGACCGCAAAGAAACGTTACATCCTCAATGTACATAACAACGAAGGTGTTCAATACGCTGAACCCAAGATTAAGATCATGGGGATTGAGGCTATTAAGTCTTCTACACCAATGCCGTGTCGTGATGCTATGAGAAATCTATTCAAGGTTATCGTAACCGGTGACGAAGAAAAGACCCAAGAAGCAATCGCACTTTTCAAAGAACATTTTAAAACCTTATCAGCTGATCAAATTGCTTTCCCTCGTGGTGTGACAGACGTTACGAGTTATGCAGAACGACAAGGTATATACCGCAAAGGTACACCAATTCATGTACGTGGCTCTCTTCTATATAATCACCACCTAAAAGCTAAAGCCCTTGACAAAAAGTATCAGCTTATTCACAATGGTGACAAAGTCAAGTTTATTTATCTACTCGTTCCAAACTCAATTCAAGAAAATGTGGTTGCGTTT